ATTTATGAAATCAATAAATCAAAAGCTGTTTGCATTACAGCAAGAGATTGGAGCAATCTCAAAAGATGCTAAAAATCCTTTTTTTAAAAGTAGTTATTTCGACATCAATTCACTACTTAAAAATTTAAAGCCACTTTTAGGCAAATATAAACTGGTTTTACATCAACCTATAATAAAAGGTGAAGTACATAGCATTATTAAATGTGTTGATACAAATGAAATTACAGACCCATCTAGTTTAGAATTGCCAGACATTAGTGATCCACAAAAGCTGGGAAGCTGTATAACTTATTTTAGGCGATACACATTAGTTTCTTTGTTAGGTTTACAAGCCGATGATGATGATGGTAATTTAGCTAGTAATAAAAAGGTTGAAGTTAAAAAAGAGGATAACCGACCATGGTTAAAAGAAAGCGAATTAATTGCAACACTAAAAGGCACTAAAGAACAAGCCGAAAAAGTAATTGAAAATTTTAAGGTGAACAAAGAATACAGACAAAAAATCAATAAACAATTTAATTTAAAATAATAGATATGAATCAAAAAGAGAAAATTTTTACAGAGGGAATGATTGTCAAAAGAAATGACAATGCACCAGATTTCGTAATTGGAAATCTAAGCGTTAAAGTTGATGACTTTAAAAAGTTTTTAGATAAACACGCAAAAAATGGATGGGTTAATATTGACCTTAAAAAATCACAAGGCGGTAAATACTATGGTGAAATAAATAGTTGGGAACCTAAAAGCAATGATGTGGTTTCAAATGTTAATCCAATACCACCTGGCAATGGTAATGATTTGCCATTTTAAATTTTTTAGTTATGGCAAAAGATCACGAAATAAGAGTAATTGAAAACGAAACATTTGACCATTTTAGAAAAAAAGCCAAAGCGATTAATAATGCAATTGAGCTGTTAAGAGAGCATAATTATATCATTATTGATCATGAGGGTAAATGGATTAAAAAAGATCGTATTATCGATTAAAAATCCCTGTAATATAATTAAAGCAAACTAAGGGAAATTAAAGGGCATGATTTATTTCATGCCTTTTTTTTTATAATTAATTTGATTTATTTAAAATATTTTTTTAAATTTAAAATCAATTTTAAAATTTATATATGAAATCAATTAAACAAGTAAAAAAAGAGTTTGAAAAAACCTACAAATCTTTTAATGAAAAAAGAAAAAATTTAACTAATGATGATGTTTATTTTTTATTGAATCATTTAATCGATGAGGATATAATTTCTTTTAGTGGCAATAATGGAAATTTAAATAAATCTAAATATGATATTAATGTAATTAATTTAAGCCGAATTAAGAACAAAATGCATTATAGAATATCTTTTAATTTAAACAATCAAAAAGATTATTACAATGGCGATGAAATATTAAAAAGAGTAAAAGACCGATTAATAAACATTAACAAAAAATGAAAGTAACTAAAGCAACTAAAATTTATCGACCATTAAGATTATGGGGTGAATTAATAAAAGATTTGTTTTTTGAAAATAAAAAAGAATCAACATATAAATGGTGTCGATATAAAATTTATTTTAAAAGCAGTGAGGAACAAAAAAAGTATAATAATCTTGTACTTAAAACAATTAAAAATCAACAATTAATAAGCAATGAAAATAATTAAAGATAGCAATGAACAATATCATTCTCACAATAGTATTAGTGCTAGTGGGTTAAAAGAAATTTGGAAAAAATCTATTTATCATTTTATAAATAGAAAATTTAGAGAATCATCAGCCATGAAACTTGGAACCGCTGTTCATCAAGCGCTTTTGGAACCAGAGGATTTTGATGACATTTATCACATAGTCGATAAAATAGATAAAAGAACAAAAGCCGGAAAAGAGGAATATAATAAACAAATAGAGTTGGCACAAAATAAAATAGTTTTAGAATCTGATATTTATTATATAATTAATCAAATAAAAAAATCATTTAAAAAAAATAGATTAGCACAAAAATATTGTATTGGCGAAAAGGAATTGTCTCATTACAGTAAAATGGATGGTATTGATGTAAGGGTTCGGCCAGATTGCATAAATAGAATGTCAAACTTTATAAGTGATGTAAAAACTTGCCAGGATAATTCGCCAGAGGGTTTTAAAAAAGATATTTATAAAAGGGGTTATCATTTACAAGCGGCATTTTATATGGATGTTTGTGGTATTGAAAATTTTAAATTTATAGCAGTTACAACCTCTTTCCATTTACTGTTGAGGTCCACACCTTAGATGAAAAACACATTGAATTTGGTCGAATGGCATATAAAAGCGCCTTAGATCAATGGAAAAAATATCTTTTAACAAATCAACCAACCAGTTATCATTGGTATCAATTTGCTGATGATGGTTCTTATTTAATATAATTATGGAAAAATTTAAAAAATTAGTTGAGCAACATTTTGATTTAAATATAAATAAACGATCAAGATTGTTTAAATATGTTTTTGCTAGAGCTTGTTATTATGAGTTATGCCAAAGGCACACTGATAATTCACTGGCTAATATATCAGAATCTGTTGATAGAACTCATGCAACAGTTATCAATGCAATTAAGGGATTACCATATATGTTAAAAAGCAATCATTATTTTGCTAGAAAATATAATGAATTACAAATTAAAAAAGACAAGTTACTGGGAATCACTAAAGAACAAATGGACCTTAACACGCTTGTTAATAATTATAATATTTTATTATTTGAAAATGATTCTTTAAAAAAAAACTTAGATGATTTAGTTAAAAAAAATAGAAATTTATTAACGGATTGCAAAGAAATGAAAAGAATTATTTATATTATGGCGGATACAGATTAAATATTTTTTAATTTTGTAAAAAAATTTTATGAAAAGAAACCCTTATGCTAAATATTTAGGAAAAGAGGATGTGTTGCAAAATCAAGTAATGAAATATTTGAGTTTAAAATATCCCAAAGCATTATTTACTCATGTAGCCAATGAGGGTAAAAGAACGCCATTTGAACAATACAAGATGAAATATTTAGGCACTAAGCCAGGCATACCGGATTTAATGATATTTACACCAAACTTAAATAAAAGCGGTTTAGCGATTGAATTAAAAGCTGGGTATAACAAACCCACAGAGAATCAAAAAAAGTGGCTTAAATGGCTTGAAAACGCTAATTGGGTGGCTGTTTGGCATAATAATTTGGATGAATGCATCAACACAATAGATAAATATTTTAATAATGGGAATTAATCGCACTAAAAAAATTTACTTTGAGCCAGATTCTCAAAGGGTAAGATGGACACAAACTAGCACAGATGATTTTAAGTATGCCTATAAATACATAGGTGAGGCAAATGAGCCAGAATTCGATTTGTTAATGGATTTTTTATGGTACTTATACGAGGATGAGGAAATTACATATAATCAATTTTTTGATACTTTTCGAGAACTCAGGGATTTTTGTGATCAAGTCAAAGGTTTGGTTGACAAAGAATAAATTTATTACTTAGTGGCTTATTTATGAAATACAATAAGATTGTAAAACCTAAAAAATTTGATAATTTTAATATAGTTCCTAGCTATATTTTTAGGGATAGAGGCGTTTCTATTGGTGCCACTGGATTATATGCCTACTTATTTTCACATACAGCTGATCAAGATATAACTATTGAATTTATATGTGGCCATTTTAAAGAGGGCAAAGATGCCATCAGAGCTAAGATAAAAGAATTGATTGATTTAGGTTATTTAGAAAGGCAAAAGGTTACTGACAAAGGAAAATTTAAAGGTTATAACTATATTTTAAAAGCTAACCGAAAGCGGAAAAACCGATGTCGGAAAAAACCGATGTCGGAAAATCCGCCACAAAGTAATATCAATATATATAATAATAACAATAAAAGTAATATTACCCAAACTGAGAAAATACAAAAAGCATTTCCTCACTTTGTTGANTTATTTGATTTAAGGTATCGCCCAAAAACTGATAANCAAAAACANAGATGGTTGGAATGTATTGAANGATGTGTTAGGATTGATAAATACGATTTAAATGATATTTACTTANCGGTTAANNATATNAGAAATGATGANTTTTGGAAAGATAATTTTTTAACGCTTTTAAAATTAAGGAATCATGATAAAAATGGAATTATGTTTATTCATCGATTTATGGAAAATTATAAAAAGCAAAATAAACCAAAATGTTTTTATAAAATTAAAGGCATAAAAAAATATGTNATTTATTTAGATCCGGATGGCAAAAAAAGATTGGGTGCAATAACCAAAACCAACAAACTTAATGAATTTAATATAAGTCAAATATTAAATAATGTTGAAATTCAAGTATTAAAAGATTTTATNGCTAATGGAAATTAATAAAATATATACTTTGGATAAGAGTGAGCAAAAGATTATCGAATTATGCGCCATGCAAAGGCAATATAATAAAATCAAAACCGGTTGGGATGGCCACAAAACAGTTAATGAAAAATCTAGTTTAGATTTAAATATTGCTGGATTTGGTGGCGAGTTTATATTTTGTAGGGAATTTAATTTATATCCAGATTTTAAAATTCATAATACATCAAAGGAATTAAAGACCGATGATTATGATGCTAATTGGAATGGATTTAGTGTCGATATAAAAGTTAATAGGAAAAAAAATCATCCCTTAATGATTCCTAAATATGCTAAAAGTGATTGCAAAATATTTGCCTTATTTACTAGTAATTATCCAAAATATATTTTTGAGGGATTTACTTTAAACAATATAATNTTTCAAGANAAAAATCTAAGAATGACTAGAGTTGAGGCCTATGTTATTGAAAAAGAAAACTTATTAAGTTACAAAGAATTAAATTTTTTACTTAATTTTTAAAAGAATTTTTTTATATTTAAAGAAATTTATTATTTATGAATCACTATCATGACTTGTTGGCTCTAGGCATTATTTTAAAGCGTTCCAATGGATCAGTTAAAACTAAATGCCCTAAGTGTTCNCACACTAGAAAAAATAAAAGAGATGATTGTTTATCGGTNAATATTGATGAGGGTTTGTATAATTGCCATAATTGTGGATGGGGTGGCAATGTTAAATTTAAACAAAAAATCGATTATGTTTTACCACCAAAAGTTAATTGTAATTTAAACGATAAAGTAATTAAATGGTTTCACACTAGAGGCATAACAGAGCCAACTTTAGTTCATTGGAAAATTGGTGAATCACTTGAATACATGCCACAAGTTCAAGCCAAAAGGCGTTGTATAAATTTTAATTATTACAGGTCTAGTGAGGTTATCAATGTTAAATATAGAGATGGCCAAAAGAATTTTAAATTAGTTTCTGGAGCTGAATTAATATTTTATGGCATTGATAATGTAAAAGATTCTGATAAATGTTATATCGTTGAGGGCGAAATGGATGCGCTTAGTTTGCATGAATCTGGTTTGTACAGTGTTTGTTCGGTTCCAAATGGTGCTAGTAAAGGTTCACAAAAATTAGAGTATTTGGATAATTGTTGGGAATTTTTCAAAGATAAAAAAGAAATTATTTTGTGTACTGATAATGATGACGCTGGATTGCAGTTAAGAAATGAACTGGCTAGGCGGTTTGGAAAATATAAATGCAAATATGTTGAATTTGGCGATTATAAAGATGCTAATGAGGTTTTGATTAGTAAGGGTGGTGAAACGCTTAGAAACATTATTAAAGAAGCTAAAAACTTTCCTTTAGAGGGTGTCTTAAACTTAGATAATATATGGCAAGATGTATTGAATTTTAATGAAAATGGAATAACTAATTATTCAATTGGTTTGCCTGGATCTGATGATTTTTTTAAAATGGCATTTGGTGAATGGACAGTTGTTAGTGGTATTCCAAATAGTGGTAAATCCGATATATTGGACCAGATTTTATGCAACTTAGCCACTAAACATGACTTTAGATGTGCTATGTTTTCACCAGAATCATTCCCTTACGAGGGCCATATTAAAAGAATAGCAAATAAATTAAATGAAAAGAATTGCAATAGTGATGATTTAAATAATACTAAAGATTTTATTGAGGATCATTTTTTTTGGATTAAAATTGATTTAGAAAATTTAACATTAAAAGGAATTTTAAATGCATTTAAAGAGCTTGTATTTCAAAAGGGTATAAATGTTTGCGTAATTGATCCATGGAATATGTTGGATCACTCAGCTCAACGAGATCACAGTTATATAGGCAAAATACTTAGTCAAATTACACAATTTTGTCAACAAACAAACACTCATTTATTTTTAGTGGCACATCCTAGGAAAATTGAAAGTGAGGGTGGTGTTTATAAAAAACCAACATTATATGATATTTCTGGCTCAGCTGATTTTTTTAATAAAGCATATAATGGTTTGATTGCTTATAGATGCATAGGACAGAAAACTAAATATAAAAGTGATGTGGTGAGGGTTCATGTGGAAAAGGTAAAACGTAAAGAGAATGGGCAATTAGGTGATTTTGAAATTGCACCTGATTTTGACAATGGGGGTATTTATAAAGAGATATATCAAGGCGAAAAGAAAATACAAGTAATTAAAGATAATGTACCATTTTAAAAATTAAATTATGAAAATTTTAAATTTATATGCTTGTCTTGGTGGTAACCGATACAAGTGGGGTGATGAACATGAAATTACAGCTGTTGAGTGGGATTCTGAACTTGCTAGATTATATCAAGCGAGGTTTCCAAATGACAAAGTTATTGTTGATGATGCTCATAAATATTTATTAGATCATTATAAAGAATATGATTTTATTTGGAGTTCGCCACCATGCCCCACACATAGTAGGTTAGTTCAAAGTAATAAAAATAAAATAAAAATGAAATATCCTGATATGAGTTTATATCAAGAGATAATTTTTTTAGATAAACTATATGATGGTAAATATGTTGTCGAAAATGTAATCCCATATTACGAGCCATTAATTCCTGCGAAAAAAAGACATAGGCATTTGTATTGGTGTAATTTTAATTTACCTAATAAATTAACTAATAGAGAAGCAAGAATTAGCAGTGGGTTACAAGAGGTAAAAAAATTATGTGAATTTCATGATTATGATTTTTATAAATATAAAGGAAAACAACCAATTAATAAAATTGCAAGAAACCTTGTTGATTATGAAGCTGGTAAAACAATATTAGATACTGTACTGGGTATAAGACATAAAAATGATATAACACAAGTTGAATTATTTTAACATAAATTAACATAAAATAACACAGAAATAACATGAATCAAAAAGAATTTGAACAAACTAAAAAATTTATCTTAGACAAAGCTCAAGATATTATGAATGCTAAGCAACCAGAATACACAAATAAAAGTATTGATGTATTAAATAATTTTAAACAAACAGCAAAAAATATTGGCATACAACCTATGGAAGTTTGGGCGGTATTCTTTAATAAGCATATACAAGCCATTTTAAGCCATGCTGGTGATCCTAATATGCATCAAGCTGAGCCAATAGATAGTCGCTATGCAGATGCTTTAAATTATTTGTTCTTAGGGTTTGCAATGATTGTTGAGAATAATAAAAAATTATTGTTAGATATAGATCCTAATTTAAAAGATATAATATCCGGCACAGAATGAATGTGTTAGAATTATTTGCAGGAAGTAGAAGTATAGGTAAAGTGGCCAAAAATTTGGGTTATAATGTTTTTAGTTCTGATCTTAATAAGTTTGATAAAATTGATTATGCAATTGACATTTTAGAATTTGATATAAATAAAATTCCATTTAAACCGGATATAATATGGGCCAGTCCTCCTTGCACCACATATAGTATTGCGGCAATTTATCATCACCGACCTCATAATAAACCGCTTTCAGAATTTGCATTAAAAAGTGATAATATGATTAAAAAAACTTTAGACATAATAAAAAAATTAAAACCTAAATTTTGGTTTATTGAGAATCCAAGGGGTATGCTTAGAAAACAAAGTTTTATGAAAGGTTTACCGAGAACAACTGTTTGGTATTGTAAATATGGAGATACTAGAGCAAAGCCAACTGATATTTGGACTAATAATATTTTTTCTATTTTTAATCCAAATGGTTGGCAACCAAGAGCCCAATGTTTTAATGGAAATAAAAATTGTCATCATGAATCAGCCCCAAGAGGTTCTAAAACTGGAACACAGGGATTAAAAGATAATTATAATAGAAGTAAAATTCCTAAAGAATTATGTTTTGAAATATTAAAAAGTTGTAAATGAATAAATACTTAAAAGCACAATCCTGGTGTTTAGAAAACAATATAAAAGTTTATATAGTTCCGATTAAAGGCAAAAAAAAATGTTATGTTGAAATAAATGATGATGGCCAATTAATTAGATCACCTAAAACTTATGCATATCAAAAACATGCAAGTGATAAAATATGGGATTTGTATTTATATTTGTTTAATAAAAAAACTAAAAATGATTGAAAAAGTAAATATTAAACTTGTAAAAGAAAATAAAAATAATCCACGATATGTTGTTGATTCTAAATTTAAAAAATTAGTCAAATCAATTAAAGAGTTTCCAGAAATGTTGGAAAAACGACCAATTATTGTTGATGAAAAAATGATTGTTTTAGGGGGTAATATGAGATTAAAAGCGTGTCAATCAGCTGGTTTTTTTGAGGTTTATATTCATAAGGCAATTGGTTGGACCGAAAAACAAAAACAAGAGTTTATAATTAAAGATAATGTTGGCTTTGGTGATTGGGATTGGGATATATTGGCAAATGAGTGGGATGTAAAAGAATTAAATGATTGGGGTTTAAATTTACCAGAATTTAATCCAATTGATTTAGAGGTTGATGAGCCAGAAAATAATGATAATAAAAATGAAAAATGTCCTGAATGTGGTCAATTACTAAAATAAAAACCTAACATAAAAAGCCAGGCGGGAGCTAATGGCATTAGGTAATTAAAGGGGGTTTCACAACTCCCTTTTTTTTATGTATTTTTGTTAAATGGCAAATAGGCAAGTATCGACACATAAAAAAAGATTAATGCTCCAGGCATTAGAAAAAAGTTTATCAGTTGTTACAACAGCTGTCAGGACAGTTGGCATCAATAGACAAACACATTATAATTGGTTAAAGAATGATCCTAAGTATGCGGCTGAGGTTAAATCTATTGAGGATATTACTTTGGATTTTGCTGAAAGTCAATTACATAAACAAATACAAGAGGGTAATGTTACAGCTACAATATTTTTATTAAAAACAAAAGGGAAAAAAAGAGGGTATATCGAAAGGCAAGAGATTCAACACGATAGCACTATTGAAAGCAAACTAATTGAATGGACACCAGCCAAAGACAAAAAGTAACTGAGTATTGCAATAAACAATTTTACCAGGCGGTTAACTCAGAAAAAAGATTAAATATATTTCAAGGTGGTACAAGATCTGGTAAATCCTGGTCATTGATGCAATATTGTTTATACTTGATGACTACCGAAAAGAATCCATTGACAATATCAATAGTTAGAAAAACCCTACCAGCACTCAAAAGGTCAGTTTTAAGAGATTTTTTACATATATCAAAGCAATTAGGTATCTATTGGAATGGCGTTCACAATAAGTCAGAAAATACATTTGATTTCAATGGCCATACATTAGAAATGTTTAGTGCTGATGATGCACAAAAAATAAGGGGATCCGCTAGGGATATATTATGGATTAATGAGGGTAATGAATTATTCTTTGAGGATTACCAACAATTGGTGATGCGAACCAGAAAAAAGGTTTATATTGATTTCAATCCATCAGATCCGGTGCATTATCTTTATGAATTAGCTGAGCGTGATGATGCTGCATTATTTATATCAACATACAAAGACAATAAGTTTTTGCCTAAAGAATTAATTGATGAAATTGAAAGGATAAGGGAAAGAGATCCAGATTATTGGAGGGTGTATGGTGAGGGCCAAAGAGCGGTGTTTAGTGAAAAGCAAATATTTAAGAATTGGAATTACATTGCTTATAAAGATTTCCCACAATTAGATGATGAGGTTATTGGTATTGATTTTGGATTCTCTCAAGATAGTTTGGCAATTGTAAAAGTTAGTAAACATAAAAATAATTTATACATTCATGAGTTATTATATAAAAAGGGAATGACAAATAGGGATATTGCACAATTCTTAAAAAAAGAAAAATTAGATGATTTTATTTGTTACTGTGATAGTGCCGAGCCCAAGAGTATTGAGGAATTAAAGCAAATGAGTATATTGGCAAAACCAGCCATAAAGGGTGCTGGTAGTATTAACGCTGGTATTAGCTTATTAAAAGAGTTTGATATTTATGTTAGTGAGGAATCAATTAACATTTTAAAAGAACAGCAATCGTATGTTTTTGATGAATTAAAAGATGGCACGATTATTAATAAACCAAAAGCAAATCAAGCGGATCACTTGATGGATTCAATTCGATATTGTGTTTATTCAAGATGGCGCAATCGCAATGATTTTTTTGTTGTATAATTAAGAATTAATTATTTTGTATTTTTACATAAAATTTTATATTAATGGCATCATTCTTTGATAGGTTTAAATCTATAATAAACACTAAATCACAAAACACAAACGAACAATATAACCGAGCAATTTACAATTGGTTAGGCAATACAATTGTTTGGAATACTGAAAATGATGAAACTTATATTAATGATGGTTACAGAAAAAATGCAACGATTTATTCAATTGTAAATATCATCACTAAGGCGGCATCAACTATCCCTTTTCACATATATGAAAAAGTAAATGACAATAGCTATAAGCGATATAAAGCGCTATCTAGTGGACTTAGCGATGCCAATGTAATGTATAAAGCTAATATGTTAAAGAAACATGCTTTGGTTGAGCTTGAGCATACCGAATTACACAAATTGTTGGAGCGACCAAATCCAGCGCAATCTTATGCCTCATGGATTAGTGAGGTTATTGCTTTTGGTAAATTAACAGGGAACCGATACATTTATGGTATTGGACCAGAAACAGGTGATAATATTAATAAATATACTGAGCTTTACGTTATGCCATCTCAGATAATGGAAATCAACTCAGGTGGTATTATGAAACCAGTTGAATCCTACACCATCGAATATAACGGAACTTATCACATACCAGCCGAACAAATGTGTCATATAAAAGATTTTAATCCTTATTATGATGGTACCGGTTCACATCTTTATGGCCAATCACCCCTAAAAGCTGGTTTAAGGTCGATGACTACTAATAACGAGGCGACAGAAAGCGGAGTTAAGTTCCTACAAAACCAGACAGCTAGGGGTATTTTAATGAGTGATGAGGGTGATTTAAATGAGGTTCAAGCGCAACAATTAAAAGATAAGTTTAGGAAAAACCACCAAGGGAGTCAAAAAGCCGGTGATATAATTATCACACCAAAGAAATTATCTTGGGTTAACTTTGGTTTAAATGCATCTGATATGAGTTTGATTGAGCAATACAATGCCTCAATTAAAGATTTATGTAATATTTATAATGTGCCAGTTCAATTATTAAACAATACTGAATCCAGCACTTATAATAACATGAAAGAGGCAAAGAAAGCATTATATCAAAATTGTGTTATTCCAGAGCTTATCAAGATACAAGATGAATTGAATCGTTGGTTGGCTCCAATGTATGGCGATAATATTTGTATTGAATACGATTTTAGTGTCATTCCAGAATTACAAGAGGAAACAGATAAAATTGTTGATCAGATGTCCAAAGCTTGGTGGTTAACTCCAAATGAAAAAAGAGCGGCAATGTCTTACAGCCACGATGAGGAAAATCCAATATTAGATGATTATTATATCCCAGCTAACTTAATTCCTGTTAGTGGTGAGCCAATAGATATGCCGGAACCACAACCATCTGAAATCCCTGAGGATAAAAAAAAAACTCCAATAACTAATATTGAAATAAAAAAATTAGTACCCGGAATGACCGATGTCTTTACTACAAGACAAGAGGCCGAGGATAGGGCTATTGAATTAGGCGGTGAGGGTAATCATTCACATGAGATGGATGGTGAATTAGTATACATGCCATTTAAAACACATAATGAGTATATGAGTGCGATAGAGGATGAGAAATATCATGAGGGTAAACCACACGATGACGAGTATAAAGCTGAGGTGTCGGCTAGGGTTGAAAAGGCATTAAAGAAAAAAGCTGATGATCACAATGATTCGGTTACTGCAAAATCAAAAAAAACATCATTAGGAACTTTAAAAAAGGTTTTTAATAGAGGTGTTGGCGCTTACAATACCAATCCTAGTAGTGTTCGGCCTAGTGTATCCAGTCCGGACCAATGGGCTATGGCTAGAGTAAATTCATATTTATTTGCCCTTAAAAATGGTAAATATAGAGGGGGGAAACATGACACAGATTTATTACCAGAGGGCCATCCAATGAGTTCTAAAAAAGAA